TTATTCCTGATTTCATCACTCTGGCGGAGGCCCAGTTCAACCGGAACATCCGCCACAGGAAGATGGTGGAGCGGGCTACGGCTACGCTGGACAGCGAGTATAGCGCAGTTCCGGCAGATTGGTTGGAAAGCATCCGCTACCAGATCAACACCAATCCCATCACGGTGATGGAGTTCGTTTCCCCGGATCAGGCGGCGATGCTGAAGGGGGCTAATAGTTCTAGTGGCAAGCCAATCTATTACACACAGATTGGCCAGCAGTTTCAAGTTATTCCGGCGCCGGATAGTGGGTCTGCCTATACGGGCGAATTGACCTATTACGCCAAGATTCCGGCTTTGACGGCATCCAATACCAGTAATTGGCTTTTGGCTGATTCTCCTGACATTTATCTATATGCATCGCTTTTGCAGGCGGCGCCATATTTGCAGGACGATCAGCGCATTACAGTTTGGGCGGCGCTTTATACGTCTGCCCTGAATGACCTGAAGGTATCCGATGAGCGGAGCCGGATGGCTACTTCTGCCCTTAGAATGCGAGCGAGGAGTTTCGGCTAATGTCCTTCACAAATTTTCTCGAAAACAAGGTCTTGGCCTATGTTTTCACCGGGACGGCTTATTCTTCGCCGTCTGCGAGCCTGTATCTGGCGCTTTTCACCACTGACCCTGGTGAAGGTGGTTCTGGCACGGAAGTGTCCGGTACAAACTATGCTCGGCAGTTATTTTCCATGACCACCAGCACCAATACCAGCACCAATGGCTCCGCCATTGAGTTCCCGGCGGCTGGTTCGTCATGGGGCACGGTGACACACGTTGCGGTGATGGATGCGCTTACGTCTGGCAATATGCTTGCTTCGGCGGCTCTGACCGCCAGTAAGACTATTGGCTCTGGCGACGTATTCCGCATTCCGGCTGGCGATCTCGATATTACGCTGGACTGATAAGTGGAAGGCTACGGTAGCGGTTATTATGGTCTAGGCGTTTATGGGATTAGCCCCATAAACGGGGCCGCTACTATTGTCGCCACTTCAGCAACGACGGTTAGCGCAGAGTTAGACAAGAACGCTTCCGCCGCTATTCCCGCCAGTAGCGCAGTAACCGCAACAGGCAACATTACCGCCATCGCGGCGGTTAATATCGTAGCCACCAGCACGATGACCGCCCTTGGCGGGAAAATTCTACTTGGGGCGGCGGCGATCCAGGCAACCAGCACTACAACGGCGGTTGGCGGGTTCTTGTTGGATGGGGCAGCTACTATTGCTGCTTCTAGCGCGGTTTCTGCTTCTGCTGACATAGTGGTGGATGGCGCGGCGGCTATCTCCGCTAGTAGTACGGTAACGGCTTCTGGGCTTATTCTAATTGAGGGCGCCGCCGCTATTGCGGCTTCTTCCACGGTTTCGGCCAGTGCGGTGCGGGTTCCTACCGGCCAGGCGTTGATACAGGCCATTTCGGCCCTAACTGCCTCCGGGGTGGTGGATTACAACGGGTCGGCGCTGATTGCTGGGGTGAGCGGCGTTACCGCCAATGCGGTCAAAACCGCCAATGGGGCGGCGGCTATAGCGGTTACTGCGACAATAACGGCAACAGGTGCCTTAAAGTGGGAAATCTTGCCGGATGTCACTGAGATTTGGACGGGTATAGTGGACACTTCTACCATCTGGGAAAATGTTAGCGGTGGCACAGAAACATGGACCGGACTACCGGATTCCTCTACAATATGGACACAGGTTTCTACCGTGTCTGAGAATTGGGCAAGGGTGCAATAATGGCTGATACCACCACAACGAACCTTGGTTTGACCAAGCCAGAAGTCGGCGCAAGTGCTGATAGCTGGGGAACCAAGCTGAACACTGACTTGGATTTGGTGGACGCGCTTTTTAAGGCTGATGGTACCGGCACCAGTGTTGGTTTGAATGTGGGGGCTGGTAAGACGCTTGCGGTGGCAGGCACCTTAAATATGGATGCCCCACTGAATCTTGATAATAGCACCTCAACCAGCGTCCCGGTTCTTACTTTTGTTGGTGATACTAATACCGGCATTGCCCATCCTGAAGCTGATGCTGTTTCGGTTTCCACTGCTGGTTCTGAACGGTTTCGGTTTGGGCCGTCTGGGCAGTTGGGGATTGGGGGTGCAACTTATGGCACTAACGGTCAGCCATTGGTTTCTGGTGGCGCTAGTGCAGCGCCTTCTTATGCTACTCTTGGGGTGGCTGGTGGCGGTACGGGCGCGACATCGCTAACCGCCAATAATGTTCTGTTGGGGAATGGTACTTCTGCCTTGCAAGTTGTGGCGCCGGGAACTACTGGTAATGTTTTGCTTAGTGATGGCACCACTTGGACTAGTAGTTCGCCAACATTTGCTGGGTCTTGGATTTATCTTTCTACCGTAACAGCTTCTGCCGCAGCTACCGCTGACATAGAAACAACATTTAATTCAACTTACGATGTTTATGCATTGGTGATTACGGACATGGTAACTAGCCAATCAACCAATATAAGGATGCGCTTGAAAATAAATGGCACATATCAGACTGCCTCGTATAAACATTTTACACAGCAGTCAACCTCCGCATCAGCAACCTACTCTTCATCCGTAAGCTCATCTGGTAGTTCTATAGCATTTACTGGAGGAAATATTGATCCAGTAAATTATTCAAACGCAATGTCTGAATATGTTGTGTATATACACAATCCTGCTGGTACAACCAAATACAAAGGTGTTTATTGGATGGGGACAGCCCTTAACAACAGCGGTGAAATAATGCAAAACGTTGGCGCCGCTACATATTCTGGTGGCGCGCAGGCGCTAACAGGGGTGCGGTTTTTTGGAGCGGCTGGAAATATTTCAGGTACTTTCCGTTTGTACGGCATCAAGAATAGTTGAGGTGTAACCATGGCACGTTTTCATGCAACAGCAAATGGTCAAATTCCCTTCACTTCTGAAGAAGAAGCGGAACGCGATGCCGAAGAAGCAGCGTGGGCTATGGAAGAAAATGACCGTCTAGCAACGGCGGCTAGGCAAAAAAGAAATGAACTGCTTTCTCAATCTGATTGGATGGTCACGAAAGCTATGGAATCAGGTACACCGTTGGATTTTGAATGGACTGCGTATCGTAAAACTTTACGCGATGTTCCGCAGCAGTCTGGTTTCCCAGAAAATATAGTTTGGCCAGTTCCGCCTTCCTGATAGGGATTTACCACCATGGATGGGCAACAACATTCTGAGACAGCGAAAACGGTTATGGATGTGCTGTCTATCGGTACTGTGATTGGGACTATTGCCCAGGTTTTACCTGCGATTGCGGCGATCTTTACTATCGTGTGGACTGTTATCCGCATTTATGAAACTAAAACGGTTCAAGCTATCCTAAAACGCGGAAGGTGATTGGGGATGTATGTTCCGTTAAAGGTTCCGCCAGGTGTTTTTAGGAACGGGACGCAATACCAATCTGCTGGCCGGTGGTATGATTCTAACCTTGTGCGGTGGTTTGACCAAACGCTTCGCCCCATTGGTGGGTGGGAAAAGCGCCTTGAAAACGAAACCGGCAGCTATCTGAATATCCAAGTTAATGGTGTTATGCGCGGATCACATTCTTGGCGTGACAACAGCGCCAATCAGTGGCTTGGGGCCGGTGGTAGTAAGAAGCTGTATATCATTAAGGCGAGTAAGAAGCCTTATGACATTACGCCATATCGAGATACAGGAACTCTAACTAGCGCATTCAGCACTGTTAGCGGTTCGGCTGTTGTGACGGTTGCTGATACAGCCCATGGCGCAAACACTGGCGACACGGTGAATTTCTCAAATGGAACTGCCATAGGATCGAGCGGAATAACGCTCTCTGGCAACTACATTATCACCAAGGTTAATGATAATTCATATACGGTAACTGCCAGTGGGAATGCTGCTTCAACGGAAACAAGCCAGGGCAGTGCCGATTACAAGTATGAAATAAATATCGGCTATGTCGATAGCCAAGCGCAGAATGGTTATGGAACTTGGTTGTATGGACAAAGTGCATACGGGACGCCTAGGCCGCAATTTTCTTCCACTGGTATCGTGCCTGCATCAACATGGGCGCTGGATAACTGGGGCGAGTATTTGCTTGCCTGCCGAAATGATGACGGCAAGATTTATGAATGGACGCTGAATACCGCCAATCGGGCGGCTATTGTTACTAATGCGCCAACTGGCAACAGTTCTATCTTAGTGACGCCTGAGCGGTTTGTCTTTGCCTTAGGCGCGGGTGGTAATCCGCGTAAGGTGCAATGGTGTGACCAGGAAGACAACACTGATTGGTCACCGTCAGCGACAAACCAGGCGGGTGATTTTGAGTTATCCACATCTGGTAAGTTGATCTGTGGGGAACGCACTAGGTATGGATCGCTCCTTCTAACCACGGTGGACGCTCATCTTGCGACGTACCAAGGCCCGCCATATGTTTACGGGTTTGAGCGTATCGGCTTTGGTTGTGGGGCTATTAGTGCCCAGGCGTCTGTCAGTATTGATAACGGTGCTGTTTGGATGTCTGAAGGCGTATTCTATTTGTTTGATGGTGCCATCAAGCCGCTGCAATGTGATGTGGCTGATTACGTCTTTTCTGACTTCAACTATGGGCAGGCGGCAAAAGTCGCAGCAATGTTAAATTCAGAATTTTTTGAGGTAATGTGGTTTTATCCTTCTAGCGGTTCTTCTGAGTGTGACCGTTATGTGGCTTGGAATTTCCGTGAGAATGTTTGGTATTTCGGGACATTGGCTAGGACCACGGGAGTTCCTGCTGGCGTGTTCCAATATCCTATCATGTTTGATCCCTCTGGTTATGTTTATGACCATGAGGTAGGATATTCTTATGATGGCGCAGCGCCATACGCAGAGAGCGGGCCGGTTGAGTTTGGGAATGGCGATAGAATTATGGTGGCTCGCCAGGTGCTGCCTGACGAGAAAATACAAGGCCAGGTAAACGTCACATTCAAAACCCGCTTTGCCCCAGAAGGGGTAGAAAGCACCTATGGTCCTTATACCATTTCTGCCCAGTACACTGATGTTAGGTTTAGTGGGCGTCAGGTTTCCTACAAAGTGACGGGCGTTGAGTTGGGTGATTGGCGTGTTGGTAATTTCCGCCTTGAAGCGGTGCCAGGGGCCAGGCGATGAGGTTGCCGCCATCCCCTGCTGTTTATATTCAACGTGATGACCAGACCGCCAGAAGCATGGCTGAGAAAGCCGATATGGAGAACCACAAGCGCGGGCGCGATGTGGAGATTTCCCCAGGTCGCCTGATTATCAAATCGCCAAATGGAACCCGCTGGAGCATTGAGGTGGACAATTCCGGCACCGTATCGGCTTCGTCGCTATGAAGCCATTTGATGCAGAGTTTGAGCGGTGTTCTAAGTGGTTGAAGGATGCTTTGGATTATGCAGGGAATACCCACGAACTTGCAGACGTAAAGCAGGGTATTCAAGAAGGGCGGTTTACATTCTGGCCAGCACCAAATGGCGTCATTGTGACCGAGATTATAGAATATCCCGCCTTTCGGGTTCTCCATGCTTGGTTGGTTGGCGGTGAATTAGCCCAGATTGTCGATATGATCCCATCATTGGATGCTTTTGGGCGGCGGTTTGGGTGTAGTAAATTGACGGGATGTGGGCGCCATGGGTGGGTTCGTGCTTTGAAAGAACATGGTTTCAAGGGTATAATGACCACGGTTTCTAAGGAGATTTCGCCATGAGTAAGGGCGGCGGCAAGCAGTCAACCACTCAGGTCCAATCGGTTGACCCTGAGTTCAAGGAGCGCGCCCTTGATGTGTATTCCCGCGCCGAAGCGGTGGCGGATCAAGGTTATACCCCTTACACCGGCGGGCAGGCTTATGAGGATTACGCCAGGCGCACAGTAGCGGGGTTGACCCCGGCCCAGGAAGCGACTGCGTTTGAGTTGCTTCAAATGCGGAACCAAGCGCAGCCTGCGATCCGTGAAGCCATGGGTTATACCCGTGACGCTATGCCTGACTTTGGCGCCGCTAATGCTGCTTTTTATCGTCCGCAGTTTGGTGAAGCTCAGGGTCTTGTTCGGGGCACTTCAGCCGTACCATCAGTTACTGAAGCGCAGGCACTCACACGCGGGGCCGTTAGGCCCGGCGAGTACGGGGAAGCCCGTGATGTGGTGCGGGCAGCATTAGCCCAGCCTGGCTATGCGGAAGCCCAGCAGTTTGCCCGTACCGGCGCACAGTACCAACCAAGCGCCATTTCCGCTGGTATGGCGGCTTACCAAAACCCGTATGAATCGGATGTGGTTCAGACGGCTCTTTCTGATATTGAGCGCAGCCGCCAGTTAGCTCTTCAACAAGGGGCAGCTCAAGCAACCAGGGCGCGGGCTTATGGCGGTTCCCGCCAGGCTGTTGCAGAAGCCGAGACTAACCGCGCTGCCCTGGAACAAGCCGCCCGGACTTCTGCCCAGTTGCGGGCGCAGGGTTTTGAAACCGCTGGCCGGATGGCGGCGCAAGATGTGGGGTATGGCTTGCAGGGTGCCCAGCAGCGTCTTGCCGCTGCCCAGCAACTTGGCGCTTTGACGCAAGCGCAACAGGCAGGGATGTTTGGTGGCGCCAGGGATTTGGGGGCGCTTACCCAAGCTGAACAAACTGGCGTTTACACTGGCGCCGGTCAGATTGGGCAGCTTGGGGTTGCTGGCACTCAATCTGAACTGGCCCGTGCTGGTATGCTTGGCGGGTTTGAGCAGGCGCAGGCCCAAGCGGCGGCGCAGGAAGCCCAGCAGCGAGCCGCCATGGCGCAGGCTACTTCTCAGGCTAACTTGGCCCGTGGGGCACAGTTGGCGGGGCTTGGCGTTACTGGTCAGAGGGCTGCGACAGAAGGCGCACAAGCGGCATTCAACGCGCAAGAAGCTATCCGCTTGGCGCAGCAACAGCGCATGACGGCGGCTGAAGAAGCATTTATGCGCGAGCAAGGCGAGCCTATGCGCGATCTACAAATACTCCAACAGGCGCTTGGGTTCTTCCCGAATCCAATGACCACTACGGCAACGCAACGCCAGACGCTTGGGCCGCTTGATATTATCTCCCGGCTTGGTGGGACGGCGGCTTCTGGGGCGCAGTCTTACTACTTGTTGTGTTGGGTCGCCCGCGCTGTTTACGGCGCTGAAAACCCGCGCTGGCTGATGTTCCGCGAATGGCTTTTGGAAGATGCGCCAAAGTGGTTTGTGCGTCTTTACATCCGCCATGGCGCAGCGTTTGCGGATTGGCTTGAAGGCAAAGACAGCCTGAAGGCGATGATCCGGCGCTTTATGGATGGGCGTATCGCCAAAAAATTTGGAGGCTAAATCATGTTCGATCAGGCTCTAAATTATCTTGGCGGGTTGTTGGGGTTTAATAGTAATCCCCAAATGCCTCCTGCTGGCCCAGAGTATTATGCCGAGGCGGCGGCTGCTGGCGCCGCGACTAATCCGCCGCCTGTCCCGCGTCCTGATCCCTTCGCCCGTTTTTCGCCAGATCAGCGCCAGGCCCTTGGTTATGCATCGTTGATTGATGCCTTTGGGGCAGCAGCGGGTTCCCCCACTGGTGCTGCGTCAGGTTTGAGGCAGACGTTTGATCTTACTTCTGGTCGAAGCCAGCGCGGCGGTTTACCGCAAATAGCGCAACAGCAGGCGCCACAAGCGCCCCAGCCTATGCAGATTCAGGCGCCACAAATGCGCCCGATGCCTCAGATGCAGGCACCGCAAATCCAAATTGGAATGCCCCCGCGTCGGGGTGTTAATCCGCTGTTCTTAGGGGGTTGAGATGGGTGAGACGTTTTCTGGCGCCAGGCCAATAACTGAATTAAGCCGCGATGAATTGGCTCAATATCTTGGTGCCTTGCGGTTTGGCCCTGGCCCTGCCGGGATTCGTTCTCCGTATTCTGAAGAAGAATTGCGCGGTCAGCTTGATTTGCTGACACAACAGCAGCGGGCAATGCTTGATGTTGGAACGGCTAATCGCCCATTCCTTGGGATGGAAGGCGATCTGCCTGGCTCGATGGCTGTACCCCCGGCGCCAGGGGTATATAGCCCAGGCATGGGGCTTCTAACGCCAGAGCAACCACCAGCCCCCGCGCAGCCTGCTACGCCATTGCCTCCGGTTCAGGAAAGGCAAGTTCGGCCAGCGGCGGAGGTGGTTTCTGTTCCGCGTTTTGTGGAGCAGCAACCACAACCACAAGCGCAACCGGCCCCAGTTGCGGCGCCCCCTCCTGCTGCGCGTCAGCCGGAAAGGGATATTGGTAATACCCTCATGGGTTTGGCGGCAATCCAAGATGCCTTTGCTATTCTTGGTGGGCGCCAGCCAACTGCCTTGGCGCAAATGGCGCCAGTGGCGCAGCAACGCTCACAACAGCAGGCCCTTAATCAAATCTTGGCCGCGCGTTCTGGTGGTGCTTTGACGCCGCAACAAGCCACCATTCTTGGGCAAGCGGTGCAGCAGGCTGGCGTAACTGCTGGAACACAAGCAGCAGCGGCGCCAGGGCAAATGCCAGCCGGTGGCGGATTTACCCCGCGCGGCTTGGCGATCAATACGCGGCTTGAAAGTGGCGGTCAGGCTGATGCCCGAAATCCTCTTTCAACCGCCATGGGTGCTAATCAGTTTATTGAAGGCACTTGGTTGGAGTTCGCGCGGGCTAATCCTGAGTTGTTCCCAAATATGAACCGCGAGCAAATCTTGGCGCGGCGGGCTGATGCTGATTTGAGCGCCCAGGCTACGCAATGGAATGCCCGACGCAATTCTGAAATTTTGGAAAACGCTAATCTTCCAGTGAACGATGCGACGCTTGGCATGGCACATATGTTTGGTGCTGCTGGCGCCAGGCAACTCTTACGCGCCGATGTTGGAGCGCGGATGGAAGATGTTGTTGGCGCTGATGTGCTTCGCGCTAATCCAAATCTTGCGGGGCGCACAGTTGGGCAAGTTGTCCAAGGTTTCGTGCAAAACTATGGCTTGCCACAAGCGCAACAGGCACCGCTTACGCCAGCGCAGGCGCAGATTGCGGGCGCCCCTGGCGGGGGTGCTTCTCTGCGCCGTCAAGTTGAAATTACGCCTGAACTTGCAGCCACCTTGCGGGCAATGCCTGCGCCGGATGCTTTGCGGTTACTGGCGCAGCTTGATTTGCAAAGCCAGCAGCGTGGAACCCGCATCCTCTCCGCAAATGAAGCGCGGGCGGTGCTTGGTGAAGCGGCTGATCCGAATAAGGTCTATCAGGTTGGCGCCGAAGGCGGGATTACGGTTGTCCCTGGCACTCGGGAAAGCGAAGAACCTACACGCCAGCAGCGTGTATCACTTGAAGGTGAACTCCGTACCCAGTTTGGCGCGCAGAAGCCGGTGCAGGAGTTCTTGCAGATGGGGCCGCAAATCCGCGCCATCCGTGATGGCGTTGCGCGTGAAACGCCAAGCCGCCTGAATGACATCAACCTCACCTTTGCTTTTGCGAAGATGCTGGACCCGACTTCTGTGGTTCGTGAAAACGAAGCCGGGCAGATTGTCGCCAGCGCCAGTGTCATGGATCGGCTTGGTGGCTTTATCGCCCGCCTAAATGGTGGCGCCGCCTTCTCGCCAGAACTTCGCGCCCAGTTGTTGCGTGAGGCCGAAAGCCGCTATTCATCTGCCCGTGAAGCCTATGACGTCGAGGCGGATGCTTACCGCGATTTGGCGCGCGGGTATGGTGTGGAACCAGCCCGAGTGATCCCACCGCGCCGCGATCTGCCAGAGGCGCGGCCTATTCCGGGGACTCGTGAGGCGCAAGCAGGCAGCGCCATTTCTGAAGCCCAGCGTCCTGCCGCCATTGCTGATCTGACTGCGCGTGTACAAAGCGGCGCCGTGTCGGTTCAAGCGGCGCGCGATATAGCCCGGCAACTCGGTATCCCTAACGCTGAAAGGCTGTTTCAATGAGTGATAGCGTTTCCGCCCTTATTGATCGGCTGATTGCCCAAAATACCCGCCGCCAACAGGCAGCGGGTGCGGTGTTGCCCGGCGGCTTGGCTACAGCTTTGCAGGGCGCCACTTTGGGCACTGGTGAAGAGGCTACCGCTGCCCTTCGCTCCTTGTTTGGGGGCACATCATATGAAGAAGCCCTGGCGCAAGAGCGGGCGAACATCGCCCAATATCGTGAGCAAAACCCGGTTCGCGCGGCTGCTTTTGAAGTGGCTGGTGCTATCCCCACAACTGTTGGTGCAGCACTTCTAACGCCAGCCACAGGCGGCGCTTCTGGCGCGGCAGCAGCGGCTAATGTGGCGCGTATGGGTGGAACTCTCGCCAGGGCCGCACAAGGCGCCAGGGCAGGCGCTACGGCTGGTGGCGTCACTGGTGCGCTGGAAGGCTTTGGCACGGGCGAAGGTGGCGTGGGTGAGCGCCTTTCCGGCGCGGCTGGTGGCGCTGTTCTTGGCGCTGGTCTTGGGGGCGTTGTTGGTGGTGTGGCTCCTGCCATCGCTGACCGGGCGCGGGCTACATACGGCGCCCTGCGCGGTGGTACGCCAGAAGCCGAGCGGCGCTTGGCTGCTACAATGCCTATCGACGCGGCGCAGGCTGAACTACTCGCGGCTAGGCAGGCGGGTAACATTATGCCAGGCCAGCCGGTGACACTGGCGGAGCGGTTTGGTGAGACAGGGATGACCGCTGCCGAAGCCTTGGCGCAAGCGCCGGGTGCTACCCGCGAACTAGCGGCAGAAGTATTGCGCCCCCGCACGGGTCAGCAAACACCCCGCATTGAGGCGGGCTTGCGCGTTGCTTTTGGTAATGTGGAAGACGCGGCTGAACGGGCGCGGGCGATTCGCGCCAATATGTCTGGCGAAATCAGCCCGGTTTATGAGCGGGCTTTCGCATCTGCCAGGACACCAACCACGGGCGAACTTGCGGTTTTGCGTTATGTGAACCCGTCTGCCTTAAAAGAGGCCAGTGAAATCGCCAGAAGCCGCACTGGTGCGCCGCTGGATATACGGATGAAAGATGGGCAGTTGGTCATCCCGTCCAATATCACGGCTTATGACTTGCACCAGATCAAGCTTGGTGTGGATGATTACATCACCAAGAACTCTAACCAGATTACTGGTGCGCTTACGCCTTCAGCCCGCGCGGCTATTGAACCGCGAAACAAGATTGTTGAACTAATCGACGATCTAACCAAGGTGAATGGCACCAGCCTTTATGCCCAGGCGCGTAATGAATGGGCTGACCAGGCTGCGCTTTTGAATGCCCAGCAAGTTGGACTAAATCTATTCAAGCCAAGCACCAATCCACGCGAGTTGCGCGAACAGTTGAAATCCATGGGCGACGCTGAAAAGCGTGAGTTCGCCACTGGTGTAGTGCAAGCGATCCGTGACCGCATCGCCGGGATGCAAACTGGAAGGGATGCCGCGCGGAATATCATAGGCACTCAAAAACAGCGCGATTTGTTACGGGCTGCAATGGATGCCGTTTATCCTGATCCAAAGGACGCCGAAGCCCGCTTCAAGATGCTGACTAGTTTCTTGGAGCGCGAAACAACTATGAAGGGGTTTGAAGGGCAAGTTCTTGGTGGTAGTGCAACCGCCAGGCGTTTGCTTGGTCAATCCCTGGTGGAAACTGGTGGTTTGACCGGCGCCGGGTTTGGTGCGGGCCAGCTTGGTTTGGTTGAACCGACTACGGGTGTCGCGCTTGGCGCCTTGGCTGGCGGGGCGCGGGCATTGCGTTCAGCAACCGGCGCGCGGGCGCAGGATGTCATGGGGCGCCAGTTGCTTAGTGTTGATCCTGAGGAGCAAATGCGCTTGTTGACGCGCTTAGGGCAAGTTCGCCAACAAGAAATGGCGGCGCAAGCTAGGCGTGATGTGACATATCCGGCAGCGGCTGGCGCATTTGCAGGGCAGTTGCCAGGGCTTCTTCAGTAAGGACCATCATGGTAGC